CTAGCCGCGTCGCAAAAGCGGGCGGACGGGTTGGCGGTGGCGCTGCGCTGGTATGCGGAAAACAATAGCTGGCAGGCTTACGGTAGCCTTAGCGAATACCACCCAAAGATTCGCGACTGTGGACAGATAGCCAAAGCAGCCCTTGCGCAGCACGACGCGGAGGGGAAATCCTAACATGGCCTACTTTTCCAACGGCAGCGAAGGGGCTGCTTTCTACGCGCAAAACTGTGAGCGATGCGTACACGAGCCGAACTGCACGGTCTGGCTGCTGCACCTAATGCGCAACTACGACGAATGCAATAAACCGGACTCGATGCTGCACGTTCTGATCCCTCGGACCGAAGACGGCTGGAACGGCGATTGCACGATGTTTCACGCGAAAGCTGATCAGGCAACCGCAACGCCCGGAGACGACGCCAAGCGCCCAACCACTTAGCCTCTCCACTTACGGAGCGGTTTGTTTAACGAAAGTAACATCATGAACACTACACTAATCCTCTCTGCGGTTTCAGGCTCCGGCCTGATAAACCTCGTAATAAACATCGTCGTGGCCGGGCTGATCTTCTGGTTGCTCTGGTGGTTGATCCACTACCTGGGAACGCCGCAGCCTTTTCTCAAAGTGCTGGAGGTGATCATCGCGGTGTGCGCGGTCCTCTGGCTGATCAACATCCTGCTCGGGCTGAGTGGTAACTCATTTATAACGCTAGATTGATCGGGCGAAAACGGACTGCCGGGGGCGCCCCGCCGCCCGGCCCACTTTCTTATTGACCCGCATTTTCGGCGTTTCACGTAGAAATCGCATGAACGGCATCGACCCCGACGATATCAAGGCCATCCGCAACGAGCTGGAGGAGATCGCGGCCAATGGCGTGGAGGTGTGGTGGCGCCAGGAGCGCGCACGCCAGGTGCGCTTCAACGAGTGGGAGGGCCAGAGCCCAGACGGCCGCCGCCATGGCGACTCCACCGAGGGCAACGCCCTGCCCTTCGAGGGCGCACCGGATAACCGTATCCCGCTCGTCGATACCCAGATCAACGAGAAGGTGGCCTTGTGCAAGCGCGCCTTCTTCCGCTCCCTCGTGCAGGCCAAGCCGGTCGAGTCGAGCGACTCGCCCAACGCCGCCAACATCAATTCCCTCCTCACCTGGCTGCGCGATCGCGCCATGCGCGACGAGCTCGACACCGAGGTGGAGCTGAGCGCCCAGTACCTCTTTGGCGATGATCCGGGCGTGGCCGTGGTGGAGGTGGTGTGGCTGCGCGACCTCGGCCTGGTGCGCCGCTCGCTCAACTTTGCGGAGCTCGCCATCATGTTCGCCACGGGCGTGCAGGATCCCGCCGCAGTGGAGCCGAACGACCCGCGCCTGGAGCCGGAGATGCTCGAGGAGTTTATGGATCTGGCCACCAATGCCGACCGCGCCGGCGAGTGGCTCGAGTGGCTCGAGACGATGTTCCCCGGGGCCACCCGCAAGGCCTTGCGCGCCGCCGCCGGCCAGCTCCGCCGGGAGGGCGTGGCCGATCTGCCGGTGCCTGCCGTGCGCGAAAACCGCCCGAGCGTGCGCGCCCTGAAACTTTTCGACGATATCTTTTTCCCCATCGGCACCTCCGATCTGCAGCGCGCCCGCAGCGTGCACCGCCGCGAGTGGCTCAGCCAGGTGGAGGTGGAGGAGCGCGTGCATACCCTCGGGTGGGATGCCGACTGGGTGGAGGAGCTGATCAAGCGCGGCCGGGGCCAGAGCCTGCTCACCCAGCCGATCCGCTGGCAGGAGGGCCGCGCGTGGAACATCACGCTGGCCGGGCCGGGCCGCGCCATCAACGAGCGCGACAATCTTTTCGAGGTGTGGTGGAGCTACGAGCGCCGCGCCGATGAGCTGGGCGTGCCCGGCATCGCCTGCACGGTGTGGAGCAGCGTGGTGAAGGATAACGCGGGCAAAAGCACCATGGCCGACTACCCGCACGGCAAATACCCCTTCATCCTCCGCCCGCGCGAGCGCCTCGGCCGGCAGACGACCGACAGCCGCGGCCTCTCCGTGCCGCTCGCCACGCACCAGACGGAGGTTAAAATTCAGCGCGATGCGCGCGGCGCCTACGTGCAGCTGACCGCCAGCCCGCCCACGAAGGTGAATGTCTCCCGCGGCGGCTACGAGCTCGTGCTCGGCCCCAATGCGCAGATACCCGTGCAGCGGCCCAACGATTTCGAAATCGTGACGCTGCCCAACTTCATGCAAAACAGCGTGGAGATGGAGCGGGTGACGCGCGACGAGGCCGACCACTACACCGGCATGATGCGCCCCGATGCCGACCAAAACCGGGTGGCCCTGCTCCAGCAGACCGAGGTGGATAACTTCTTCGCCCTCTGGCGGGCCGTGTTTGTGCAGGTGATACAGCTCGCCCAGACTTACTACAGCGATGCCGAGCTGGCCCGCGTGACCGGCACCGATGAGCTGCCGCTCCACCTGACGGAGGAGGAGATCCGCGGCGGGTACGATATCTCGATCGAGATCGACTCGCGCGACCTCAATATGGAATTTGCGATGAAGAAGATGGATGCCTTCGGCAAGCTGCTCAACTACGACACCGGCGGCACGCTCAACCGCTCGCCCTTCGTGGAGTGGGCCGCCTACGCCATCGACCCCGTGCTCGCCCGCCACACGGTGACGCCGCAAGGCGAGGTGACGAAGAAGATCATCGACGAGGAGCGCAGCAACACCGCCAACATGGCGCTGGGCATCGAGCCGGTGATGAACCCCGATGGCACCACCAATCCTGTTTACCGCCAGCAACTGGTGATGCAGACCATCCAGCAATCGCCCCGGCTCTCCAACCTGTACGCCGCGGATCCGCTCTTCCAGGAGCTCGTCACCAATTATTCGGCGTACCTGCAACAACAGGCAACGCAGGAGCAGAACAAGACGATCGGCGCCCTCGGCACGAAACCCACCCAGGGCGTGCCCGGCCTGTACGCGGGCTCTCTGAACGCTCCGGCCGCGTGACCGTGCGACGGTCGGCGATATTAGAAAGCACCTGCCAACATGAGCGACAACGACGAGATCGCGGGTGAGCCCGACCTCTCGGAGAACAAAGAGGCGATTTTGCTGCGCGCCCTCGGTGCCGCCAACGCCCGCGTGGCCGCGCTGGAGGCTGAGCTGAGCCGCAAGACCGCCATGCTCGAGCGTTTTGCCAAAGTGATCGTGAAAGAGGTGCCGCGCGAAAAGCTGGTCGCCACGCACCCCGAACTGGCTGCGCGGTACAAGCGCGAAACGTCGGGCAAGGAGTATGCTGGAGGTGTAGATGGCTCCTGATGGTCACACGTTCTCGGTTTATGATAATGAATGGACCACTACAATTTGGCCTGAGCCAAATCGAACCTCCAACTGGAGCCCCTGCCACATCACGGATTCAAACTGGAGTTATTCAAATGTTGAAACTTGTGATGATTACGACCGGTGGGCCATATACTGGGCGGCCTTCCTATCGGCTTGCGCATCACCTTACTGGCGACCCGGACACTTCGTGCCAAGACCAGCGGCAAAGCACCGAATTATTCCCGGAGGACATGAACCGCGATCGAGACCCCTTCCTCTATGGTATCGTGCCGTCAAGCGTGCCGTGCGACAGCTAGTGAATACGCCATGAAAACGAAACCAATCTACTCGGGCAATCTGCTCACCTCGCAGCTCCGCGTTTTGCCGAACGGAACGATTTTCTCCGAGCATGTATTCGACGGTCTGGCCCCAGAGCCGGTGCTCTACAAGAAGATCGAAACGACGAGAGACGATATCGTCGTCGAACCTCTTACGTTTGGCCAGTACCACGAGGTGCCGGGCGAACGCCACTGCCTGGGCTTCACCGATGCCAGCGATCGAGAGTGGCGAGTCTGGAGCCGGGAGAACGTGGAAAAGATGATCGGCTGGCTGATGACCTCGCGCCAATCGCTGGAGTGATCATGAGCGTGACGCGGATCCTTTGTGCGAAGTGCGGATTTCCGCAGGCGTGGTGCCAGTGTGAAACCTCGGCCGAACCACCGCCACGTTTCCGCTGGCAGGGGGATCTCCAGGATGACTGCTGGTGCCGCGAGGGAAATCTCCTGGCGCATTGCGAATGCCTCGGCGCGATAAAATGGCGAAACGCCGACACGCGCGACATGCTCGCCGATGCCGAAATCTGGTTTTGCTCAGTCGGGCCGGTGGATGAAAAGAACTTTGCCGCGGGGGATGATCTTTTCCACTCGAGCACGCCCGCTGGCCTGATCCTCGGTGGCGAAATGGCCCGCGCCATCGCCGAGGCGATTCTCTCGGCGGCAAACCCGGCCCGCTAGGCCCCTTTTTATGACCGAAATCAAAACCCTCTACTACCCCGAGCCGCGGAAACACTTCTCGCGCGAGGATCTGGCGGCGGTGTTCTCCAAATTCCACCCGGGTGACGATATCCTGATGGCGC